CTTGAACACATAGTTAAGAAACTCCACTTAAATAAAGACTATGGAGAAGTTGCCATTCGATCATTGTGTGATTGTATTGTTGAATTCGAATATAAAGATTCAAAAGGAAAGAAGATTTTATTAAGTGCTCCACAGAAGGAGGCACAGCCTATGGGTAAAATCTTATCTTTCTCCGTATTATGTATAATTAATTTCGCCGTGTGCAGGAAAGCACTCGAGTTAGATCGTAATAGAAGTATTGCGATTTGTCAGTTCCCCGGTCTCATAAATGGAGATGATTGTTGTTTCCCTATTAATAATTTTAATTTTTGGGTTGGATGTTCAGCTATGGTTGGACTTATCAATTCTATTGGAAAGACATTTACATCTAAGAAGTTTGTGGAGATGAACTCAAGAACATTTTTACTTCGTGGTGGATCAAAATATGAAGATGGTTTATTTGATTTCTCTTTTAAGGAAATCCCATTCATTAATTTTGGACTCATGAAAGGTATGGTTCGTTCGGCTGGAGGCGAGAAAGTTACTGATAAGTTAAATCAAGAAAAGCGTGAAGTAGTTGAAGCAGTTTCTCGAATGGGATGGTGTCATAAAGAGCTTATTAAAGGCTTTGAACCCCTATTTGATGATTTGGATTATTTATTCAAACACTACCATAATCGATACTTGTTATCAGAACATCTACTCGGAATACCTTATTATATCCCTTTCTGGTTGGGTGGACTTGGAATGTCTGTCGGCTTTAAGCCTGAACAGTTAATCAGTCCTGACCAATTGAAGATTTCAAAATGGATCTATCAAAATTACAGAAAGAAAGGATTTAAACCAAAAAGCGTTTGTCTGGAAAAGACTTGTTTAATTAACAACCTCTATGAAAAAGAGATGCAGCGACTTTTAAAGTTATATGGTATTGAGGAGTTAGACCCCTTCCAAAGTTTGGAGACTCAAGATGGTCTTCATAGTGTAAATCTAAAAATTGAAAATGATAGAGTTTACGCTGAAGTGGTTCAACATATATGGAGATCTAAGAATCTCGATCAATTCTTTGTCAATATTACTGACGACTTCATTTATGCTTCAAATAAGATAAGTGTTGCGAAGATATTTTATAATCAAAAGCTCTGGATGAAAGGATTTCATTCTAAAGAATATATTGAGGGATTTATAAAATGGTATCAGATTTGGCATCAAAAACAACAGCAAGTTGTGCCTATTATAGGAAGAAGTGCAGAAAGGGAAAATAATTTAATTGCCTTTGAAGCACGTGACTCATTATCAC